TCTAAATAAAGCTAAACGTTCTTCGTCCGTCATGCTCCGCCACCCAGACGAGCTAGAATACTAGCAACATCTGGTGGTGGTCCTGCTGGCTGACCCTCTGGTCCCGCTGCAGGTGCTGGAGCACCCTGTTGCATTCCCTCAGGAGCTTCAGGTTGTTCTTGCATTCCTTCAGCTTCTTCTACTTCGCCTTCTTCTTCTTTCTTAAAGATCTCCATTACTGCATCTTCAATTGCAGTACCCTTCTTCTTCATGTCAATTACCGTAGCAATCTTTTCAATAATTTCTGAAGGGTCTGCTCCATTAGCAGCCATCTGTGGAATAGCTTGTGTTAAAGCTCCTATAGAACCAGCAAGAGCATCACGCATTCGCTCAACATCAATACGATCTTTTTCCAGTCCAACGTTCATACTCCAAGGAAGTTCACTCATTACAAATTCACGGGATAGCAATCCAGCTTGCAAAGCTTGTAGCGAGAAGATAAGTGCACGTGATGGATCAAGTCCAGCCATAACTCCGTAGCGAACCTGAATGCTGTAATCGCTTTTAATATCTTTAGATGGCTTGTAGCTAACTTCGTATGGTGCACCTTGATAAACACCAGCCATGGTCTTTTCTTGATCAAATAAAGTTTGATCAATGTGGAAACAAAGTTCCATAACCTTCTGGAATGTTTCAGCAAGAATTTGCTGACCAGCTTTTACTTGCGAATCAAAACCACCAAGAAGTGCTTGCACTCCCGAACCAGTGATAATAGACGCATCAATGTTACCTGATCTTCCTTCTGGATAACGAGCACCCATTCGCATTTCTTGCTCAAGCAGTTGTTGTTCTGTGAATGCACCAGTAGGTAGTTCAAGAGCTACACGACGTACACCAGCAGGATTGTTGGTGCGAATAACTGAGTCAGGACCAAAAGCAAACTCAGATACGTCATTAGGTAGAACCAATGGAGCTTGTACAGATTTTTCTGCAGCTTCCATAGCCAACATGCTAAAACGAGCACGTGCAATCTGTGCCCAAAGCACATCATCGAACTGACCCCGTGGGTCGTCTAGATCAAGTCCTGGACGACGGGCAACTATGACAGATAGTTTGCCAATTGGGTTTTTAGCTTTGCGAAGAATTAAATTACCACGTTGTGGTAAAAACAATAATACCTGATCAGCATCTTCGTAGCGCATTAGTTCTATGTTGTTATCAAGGTCAGCCATATCGCGACCAAGATCACCAATAATTGCACGTTCGTACTCAGGGAAGTCAACAATTAACTCACGTATAGTCTTAATATACTTTTTAGTAAAAGATACACAGCGACCAAAACGATCAAACTCTGGGTAAGAACCCATTGGATTTTCCACGCGAATGTGTGGCATATTGGCTTCAAAGTTAGCATCAACAAAAATTGGCAAGAAACCGTATGTCAAGTACCAGTCAGCACCTGTGTACATCTGAGTTTGAAGATTAGAAAACTCAACGTAGTTGTTAGCAATAATGGTTCGCTTATCAGCAAACTTCTTTGCCTTATCGGAGTTAACACTTGGAGTTGAGCAGTTAAAAGATGGCAGCGGTGCCAATACTTCAGCAATGTCACGAGCAGCAACATCAACAAAGTTGGCAATCATTGGACGAGACATTCCCTCTGGGAACATATCTGGGTACACGGACTCCATGTTGCCACGACGAACAGCAGTAATATCTGCCATTCTAAAGTCACGCTCAGCGTACCTACGTGTTAGAGCCAATACCTTATTGGTAACTTGCTCAGTTGATAATGCCATTTAGTTTCCTAGTATAGACCTGACAATGTTTCCATTGCCATCTCGTCAAGGTTTACTACACCCTGCATGGCAACGTTTCTTCTTGTTGCCCATCTGTTATTAGCATGAGCCGTTCTAAAGTTACTTTGCTGAATTAATTCTTTTGCTCTAATCTCACAAAACCACAGTGCCATAACACAGTCGGTTGGTCCTCTGGTATCAGCCTTCCAGGTAATTAACTGGTTGACCAAAGCCTTAACGTGTTCATTAGAGTTATCGGGAAGCTCAATAAGGTTATCTTTGTTGAACTTTCCGTCTCGCATACTACCGAATAGGGACGACATGGCAGCTACACCGAAGTTAACGTCCCACTTATTCTTGCTGGTAAAGTGCTCCCGTAGTGCCGTACCACGGCTGGCAAGCCACATTCGTAGCTGATCATCAAGCGAGAAAGCTTTCTGATAAGCATTGATTTCAATGCGTAGCTCTTGTGGTTGATATAACTCCACCCATTCCTTGATTAAGCTATCAATCTTCTGTGGTGTGGATTCAGCCATGTTATGCACATCAAGCACATATCGCTTTTGTGTTTCTCGGTTAACAGCATAGACAACCATAGCCGTTTTGCCAGACATGGCAGGATCAAGCCCCATAATGACAAACCAAGAACCTTGAGAACTTGGGTGTCCAGGAGCATTAAAGTTAAGTCTACCAGCTTTTCTCATTCGGTTAATTGAACCGTTCACAACTGGAAGTGGGAATATCGCATCTTCCTCAACATCTTGTTGCTGGTAGACAAGTGCCCACGTGGAGGGACTGACCTCGCTACGACGCTCAAACAGTCGCTTACCATCCCACTTTACAAAGTGCCCGTTTTCATCGGGGGTAAGTAATTCTGGATCATCAAACTCGTCAGCCCCATCCAGCGGTCTATCAGACCTAGCCCAGAGTGTCTGCCACTTCTCAGGCTTATCGTCAAACTTAAGAACAGCTGGCATGGCTAGGTAAGTGAAAGGCGACTTACCCCCAGTCCAGTGCTCTGGATTTCTAATTTCTTTATATAGATCTACAGAGGAAACTCTAGTCCCAGCAATCAGCAAGGTCCCAGTCGAACCCACACGGGTAACGACCATCTTCTGCAACCAGTTGAGCTGTTTCTCCCATTCGTGCGCGTTTGTCGTTGAGACAATATCGTCCATGATGATTAGATCCGCACGAGTACCGTAGATCTGTTGTCCAATACCAAGAGCTTGAACCGTCGGGTCCTTCTCTCCTGAGTCTCGTTCGAGATAAATTCTGTCTGCAGTCCATTGGTCTGCCGTCTCCTTATAGCCCCCTGGGGGACCATAGACCTGTTGCATCTTAAGCCACGGCTCTTCAGTCATGCGCTGCTTGATGGAGTACAAGAACTCTTTGGCGCGTGTCTGGGTCTGGGAAATTACCACAATCCGAATATTTGGATTTAAGGCAATTTTGTACATGGCGTAGTTAACCGTCATAGTCGTTGATTTGGCATGCTCAGGTGGCACGTTAATCAAAAGCCTACGGCGATTGCCTGGCTCAAACGTCATGGAAGGGTGTTGCCACGTCGGGTCACGACCCTCAAGAACGTCAATCCAGTTTTGCTGATGAGGGAATACCTCGGTGTTCAAGAACTCTCTGGAGAACGTGGCAAAATCAATATTATGTTTATTTTCACCTAGGGCAGCAGCTATGGTGTCTGACCCAAAGGAGATGGCTTCCTCAACCTGCGCGGCGAATTCCCCATCTAGCATCCAAGATCTAAGGCTAGTTTTTTTCTTCCCGACAGCAGCAAGGGCAGAATCGAGATCTATCCCCTGTTTGAGAAATGAAATAAACTTTCTTTGATCTTCAATTTGCCGAAGTCTGGTATGGTGTTGATCTCCAGCCTTAGCAGCCATAATAAACCTAATTATCCTAGTAATAGTAATACTATTAGTAATAATAGTAAGCAACCCCTCCAAAGGGGGTTGCAGTTATAACAGGCAAGCCATAAGGCAGGCTTGCTAATATAATAACCTACACTATAACTAACCCTGTTACAGAAGACTTGTAACGCTCTGTTATCTAATTGTTACCTAAATCACATAGATTGTTATAATCAAAACAAATAAATAATACTACGGGGAAACAACTAACTATAAATTATTAGTGACTCTACAGTACTACACCACTACGCAGTTATAAACCCTAGGTCAAGTCTAAGCCATACAATACCAGCACAGTCTTAGAGTTCTCCAGTCTAAAGCAGTACAGATTGGAGCAGAGATAGTCCCCCTACTACTAGACTGACTACCCCTTCCCTATTAAATAAACTATTACATCGTATTAAAACAGTTGTTTGTTTGGTTGACTGTCTGGTGACATACTTTCCCCCCTTGGTTGACTTTTACTTTGCTTCCTTCTTTTGCATTTTTTTCCCACTTGACTCGCTTGTGGGTTGGTTACCTGAGGAGGTAGTTATGCATTTCTATCTATATGAATCATTGGTCGGTTTGAGCAAGGTCTCATTCCTAACCGAGAAGCAGGCTCGTTGGAACGCAATCCAGCAGAAGGAGCGCAACCCAGAGCTAGGCTTCGTAACCGTTGTCGCGTTCGACCGTGAGTTAACCGACAAGGAGCGCAAGTCCTACGAGCCAGCAGTCGAGAGTGCTTGGTAGTAGACGAAGCGG